AACTAATTTCGGTATGCTCACTGGCGACCAGTTACAGACTTGGTCCCGTGATTTCTGGCGTGTTGCCCGCAACATGTCTTTCGTCAACCAGTTCGCAGGGACTGGCCAAAACGCTCTTGTTCAGCGTGTAACTGAACTCACTAAGTCAGAGAAAGGAACCAAGGCGAACATCACCTTGCTTGCTGACATGACTGGTGACGGTATCACCGGAGATAACACTCTGGAAGGCAACGAAGAAGCACTCCGCGCCTACGATATCACTATCGAGTTGGACCAGCTCCGATTCGCTAACCGTATCGCTGGCCGCATGGCTGACCAGAAGACAGTAGTTAACTTCCGTGAGCAATCTCGCGACGCTCTTGCTTATGCAATGGCTGACCGTATAGACCAGCTCTCGTTCTTGACTCTTTCTGGTGTTGCATACACACACAAGACTAACGGCGCTCTCCGTCCAACGTCTGCTACAGCTGGCCACGAGTTGGTTGACCTTGAGTTCGCGTCTGACGTATCTGCGCCTACTAGCGATCGTCACCGTCGTATCTCAGGTACTAGCATTGCTGCTGGTGACACTACTGCTGTTACAGCTACTGACAAGCTTGGCTACAAGCACATTGTCGAGCTGAAGGCATACGCTAAGGACAACTACATCCGTGGTATCCGAGGCGCTGGTAACGACGAGATCTTCCACATGTTCGTTACTCCACAGCAAATGGCCAACCTGAAGCTCGATTCGGACTTCTTGGCTAACGTACGTAACGCTGGCGTTCGCGGCGCGTCTAACTCTCTGTTCTCAGGTTCTGCGAGCTTGATGGTAGACGGCGTCATGATCCACGAGTTCCGTCACGTGTTCAGCACTGAAGGCGCTACCACTGGTGCTTCTGGCAACGCTGGCGCAGCTGGCTACAAGTGGGGTGCAAACGCAGACGTAAGCGGCGCACGTGCCCTGTTCTGTGGTGCTCAGTCACTCGCAATGGCTGATATCGGTCTTCCCGATATCGTTGAAGATACTTTCGACTACGAGAACCAAGCTGGTATCTCAATCGGCAAGATCTTCGGCCTTCGCAAGCCTAAGTACAACAGTGATGTAAGTGGATCAGTCCAAGACTTTGGCGTGATCTGTCTCGACACTGCACAGTAAGACAGACAAGCCCCTCTTCGGAGGGGCTTACTTCTTCTAAGGAGAAAGAATGAAGGTAATTAGTGAACAGGATCTCCGCATCGCGACCCTTTCTGGCGCAGTTGTTTTGTTTCAGGCAGGGGTAGAGCGCGAGGTAGCGGATGAAATTGGTTTGATGGCCATGCAAATGGGCGCAAAGCAAGTTGAAGGTCGGGTAGAGGTCGTAACTGACGAAGATTACGAAGAGCCTGTAGATACCGACGAAGTCGTCACTGTGATGCAAGAGCTGATCAAAGACGGTGACCCCCAGAATTTTAAGGCCGATGGCACTCCAAAGGCCGCTGTCGTCAACAAAGCTGTAGGGCGTACTGTTTCAACAGACGAGCGTCTCGCTGCTTGGGAAACGGCACTAAACTCGTAAGAGGTAAATATGTCAGTCACAGTACAAAGTGTTATCGACCGCGTTCAAACAACGCTGCAAGACACCACAGGCGTTCGCTGGCCAGTAGTCAGTGAGCTAGTGCTGTGGATCAATGACGCACAGAGAGAGATCGCTCTTCTGAAGCCAGATGCTTCAGCAAAGAACGAGACAGTTACTCTTGTGACAGGCACCAAGCAGACTATCCCTAGCGGCGGCAACCGGTTGTTGCGCGCGGTGCGAAACATGTCTGCTGCCTCCAATGGGACTGGTAAGCGATCAGTTCGGTTGGTTTCACGTGAGGTACTTGACGCCCAGACGCCCGATTGGCACGACCCAACAGTTACTGGTGACGCAGCCCACACGGCCATCATTAAGCACTACATCTATGATGAGGCTAACCCACGTAACTTCTACGTTTACCCCGGTGTTAGTGGTAACTCTTACCTAGAGATCATCTACTCTGCAAACCCTTCGGCAGTCACGCAGTCAGATAACCTCGATATTCCCGACATCTATGCCAACGCAGTTATGAACTACGTTCTCTACATGGCATATATGAAGGACGCAGAGTACGCAGGCAACTCACAACGCGCCGCTAACCACTACCAGATCTTTACCGCGTCGGTAACAGGTAAAGGTCAAGTCGACGCTATAACTACACCAAATGTAGACCAGAACCGACCCGCGCCAACGACACCTATGGGGTAAAGCATGGCTATAGCATATGAGTCCTTGCTGCCAGAGATCCTCCCGATGGTTCCGGGTTGTCCCGATACGCTGATTGAAAACAATGTTCGATCAGCTGTTATCGAGCTGTGCGAGAAGACAGGCGTTTATCAAGCAGAGCTAGACCCCGTGACTACGGTTAGCGGCATTTTTGAGTACGACCTCGAAGCGCCTAACCAGACCGCTGTGCACAAGATCATGTGGTTAGTGCATAAGGGCCGAGACCTTGAGCCTATCAGCACGAACCTGCTGGAGCAGCGCAAGCCTAAGTGGCGCGATAGCAACTACTATGGCGAGCCTGAGTACTACGTAAAGCAGTCTCAGTCGATCTTCTGGCTGGTCCCAGTGCCCAACGAGACAAAAGCGTCATCAACAGTACTCCGTGTGCAACTCAAGCCCACGCACCAGTCTACTGCGTGTGACGACGATGTAATGAATGACTACAGAGACGCGATTGTAGCGGGCGCTTTGTTCCGTTTGTTGCGCCTCCCAAGTAAAGACTGGACCGACTTCGCAGGAGCGCAAGTCTATGGGTCATTGTTTAACGAGCACCTTACTAACGCGGAGCGACGTGCTCGCCACGCTGACGAAGGTGTAGCTAGGAAGGTGAAGTATGGCGGTCTGTACGCACCGCTATCTAGGAAGAGAAACAGATATGGAAGGGAAACGCGCTGATCCTGTCTTCGCGGATATACGCCGCGAGTGGCATTGGGTTAAGCCGGGGATAGAGGGCATCCTCGCTGAGGATAGATTCTTGTCCTTTAGGCCAGAGGACGTGTACGCCGCGTGTATTAACGAGCAGGCGCACCTTTGGATCACGGATGAAGGGTTTGTAGTCACGACTGGTGAGACAGATCCACACAGCGGAGAGCGGTCGTTATTAGTTTGGCTCGCCGCAGCGGTTTATCAAGGCCAAGGACTGGTCAGTGTGCATGAGGCGTTTTTCATGCGAGTAGCCAAGGAGGCGGGTTACAGCAGATTAACTGTTAGGTCACGGGTTCCGAAGATGCAGAACTACCTAACAGAGCTAGGGTGGGATATCGAAACAGTTGTTTATTCGAAGGACTTAGACGATGGGAAGCAAGCCGAAACAACAAGACTACGAAGCGTCTGACGCAGAAAAAGCATCAGCTTCAGTGGCAATGGCTGAGTACCGGTACTTCAAAGAGAAGTACGACCCGTTGCTACGAGAAATGCGTGATGAATCCATGTCAGATGATTCTGTTAATAAGCTGCGAGGTCGCACTAATGCAGACACTATGCAGGCACTGACATCGCAGCCCAGCTATCGGCAGACGCTGAGCACAACCGCAACGGGTGATACAGCTCAAGCACTACAAGAGCAGCTGGCACAGGCGACAAAGTCTGGGACAGAGATTCAAAACACTATGAGAACAAATGTTTTAGGCACAGCACGCGGGCAGGCGGCGGATGCGGCGACTGGTATGGCTAAAGCTTCTCGACTTGCTACCTCTGAAGCACTGAATAGGGCCAAGGCTAATCAAGCAGTGGCTGACGCTAAGTACGCTGCAGGCGGGCAGATACTCGGCGCAACTGTGGCCGCCGGTAATAAAGCTGGGTTATTCGGCGACGGCAAATTTAGTGATTTTATCGGTGGTTTTACTGAGGCGGCGGGGTACCAGAACCCGGCGGGGTCGAGGAAGGTCTAGTTATGGTTATGAGTCCCAACATGAGTATGGCGCTTCCACCGGATTACCTCGAAGAGATTCAGAGCAGAGGTACTGTTGGACCTAACCCTGCTGGTACAGCGGGAGTAAAGCCTCTTCCGCCTACGAAAAATTCTGGTGGCCTCGGCGGACCGGTGTATCGCGGTCGTGGCGGCTTTGGCGGTCAAAGAGGCGGAGGTATCTATCAAAACTATGGGTCCACAGCCGGTCTTCCGACAGTCACAGATCCCGACAAAGCATTCGCTGAGATTACTCGACAAGAGTACCTTGATTACATAGATGGCTATCGGCCTTTCGAAGAAGGCTTGATAGAGCAAGCGAGGACCGATACTAGTCTGATAGACCAAGCTCGGGAAGACGTGCAACTCGCTCAGGGCTTAGCAGAAGGCGTCGCATCGAGAAATCGGTCTCGATATGGGACTGCTCTAACTCCTGCTCAGATGCAGCAACAGTCTTTGCAGTTACAACGTGCTAACACGCTTGGTGGAATAGGCGCGGTAAACGACGCAAGAATTGACCAGAAGGAGCTAAACACCCGCCTTCTATCCGACCTGATAAATATTGGGCAAGGCGTCAATCGTTCGTCTCAGCAACAGCTTGGTTCAGCCGCACAAGACGCATCGTCACGAAAACAGGCATACGAATCAGCCAAAGCGCAGTCCCGAGCAAACACGTACGCAACGATGGGTCAGCTAGGCGCATCTGCAATCTTGGCGGCAGCGGTATTTTTCTAGGGGTTAGATATGAGCAGTCTACTTGCAGGTATTTCACGAGGATTGAGCGGAGGGAATCGTTTCTATTCTGCCCAAGACGCACGTCGCCTCGCCCAAGAAAGGTTCGATTACCAGAAAGAGCAGGACGAAATAGCTAACGAAGATCGTGTAGTTCAAAACCAGCTTGCGGCTGAGAGAAACCGTAATGCCGCAGACCGCCTTAAGTTCGAAAAAGACGCGTACAAAGACGGTGAGGAGCAACGGGCAGCTACTTTAGAGTCAACGCTAATTGGTAACTCGTCAGACGCCCTCAAGCTGTCTGGGGCTCAGATTGAGTTTGATTTCAAAAAAGGTAGCCAGATCCAAGCTGAGCTTCAGCCCTTTGTCTCGGAAGACGACCCCTTCAGTTATGACATGGACACCGTTTTAGAAACTCGTCCAGACCTCGCCGCACGGATTATTCAGCTCGATTCCTCGCTGACTATGTACCGCGATGGAAGAGGCAACCCCGTACAGCTTACACAGCCACGGGTTGAGAAGTTGCCTAACAGTGATCTGTATACCGTAACCGTTAGAAGGCCCGATGGCGCTAGGGTGCCTTTTACGCAAAATGCTTCAGACCAGCCAAACGATCCCGTCGCTACTTTTACAAAAGACGAAATCAAGAGTCTGATGACTAACGCTGTGAATGCGCGTACGCCTAATGCGATGCAGGCCATGCGTTACGGAGATCTGGACAGAGTTGTTCAAAACCGATTGAGGATGGCCATATCTAGTCAAGTTCAAGCTACGCCAATCGGACAAGATCCAGCTGCTAGTCGAAGCATCCAGCGTATTGCTTACAGCGACGACACTTCTACAGAAGATCTGGAGACAATCGCAACAGACCTAGGTATCGATGTAACAGCCTTAAAAGCGGACCTCCAAGAAGAAGCACCCGAGCCTGCACCTCAAGGCAAGTATATGTTTAGGGGTGGCGATAAGAACTCTCGCGGCGGCAAGATTATCCAAGAGATTGAAGGCACTCGTAAGCAGGTGACTAGCAACCCGCGTATGCTGCCACGTGGACCAGAAGGGGCTATGGCGGCGCTCATGAAGTACAAAGGTGAGCTTGAGACACGTATCGCGAACACCGAAGGCGTACCCGTAAAAAGAGGTACCAATAAGGTAGCAACTTTGGAGCAGTTGCAAGCTAAGCGCGATAAGCGCGTTACTGCTGACAAGGCTGAGCTACGCCAAATCAATGATTACCTGCTCTTCAAGAACCCGCCCGAGTCAACTGGAGCGATTGATCAAGTAAACCTGCGTAATCGTTTGATGGCTGAAATTGACGCCAACCCACCTACGCAAGACCAAGTTCAAGAGGTTCAGCAGGTACTACAACAAAACAATATTACTGACCCCCGTCAGCTTAGTCAGTTGCCAGATGAGCAGGCATACCAAGCGATCATGATAGCGGCTGCTCGTGAGTCAGATCCAACTAAGCGCGGGGCGATCATCGACCAGCTAACGAACCTAATGATGACAGGCGTGCCTAACCAGTCGCTTGAGCAACGTAACGCTGGAGATTTACGTGCCGCTGAGTATATGCAGTCTGTACGGCGATATGTCGATGAACGTGGCGATAAGGCTCAAGTGCAGTTTGAAAAGATGGAAGCGGCAGTAGGAAAAGCTACTGAGCGAGCTGAAAAAGTCTATACTGGTTTAATTGACGAGTCAGGTCGCTACTCACAGCCAACGACTGAGGCGACCGTCACTCTCAAGGGTATTGCTCAGGAGTACGCAAATCTTCCAAAGGGCAGTATGCAAAAAGCAGTACTGGCACCAGTCCTGATGCAAGGTGTGTTCGAATATGTTGCTGCCGCTGCTTCGCAACAAGACCCCGGTCTGTTCGAGTTTATGCGCAAGATAGACAAGTGGAAGGCTACTCCCGGTAGGCTTCGTATCGGCGTGGACGGTGCGGCTTCATTGATTCGTGTAGCCGATGGGGGCAGCACAATCGTGTTTAAAGACCCAGCTGGGAGTGACGCCACTTACCGTATCCCAGCATCAAAATTCCGTCGATACTTGACAGATCCTTTATATGCAGAGGTTATTAAAATCGCTCGCGCAAATACTGATGCTGCGGGGAACTAAACATGGCGTCACCGTACGAAGGGCTGGCAGAACAAACCTTCGCGAGTCTTATCAGTGACCCTTACGAAGGGATTACGCCCGAAGTAACACCAGAGGTACCCGACAGAGGCACCGCGCTTACTATGCAAGAGGCATATGAGAGCGGTTTAGACTCTGGCATCTCCGGTATGCAGGCTGGCGTGGAAAGCTTTAAAGCGCTTCTGGGCACCTTCGGCGATAGTGATCAGTACGTTGCAGATAAAATCGAAAGCGCATCCTACTACGAGCAGGACGCCGCTAAAGCTCTAGAAGGCATGCAGCCTTTCGAAGAGTTTTATGACAACCCTACATTTAGCGGCTTTCTCATGCAGGCAAGTTCTGCTCTTGGGCAGGCAGCTCCCAGCATCGCTACCACTGTGGGCGCAGCACTAGCGACTGGTGGCACAAGCGTAATAGCGCAGGCCGCTGGTAAGGGTGCGATGGCGGGCGTGAACAAATTTGCTGCCCGCAGAGTAATCAAAGAAGCAGTAGAGAACGTCGCTAACGACGTAGCCAGCCCCGACGAAAAGACACTTGTTGACACCCTGTACACCACGTTTAAGCGCGGCGCTGTAGCGGGTGCGGGCACTGCTTCGTTCGTACCACAGGCAGGGCAGAACTTTTCTGAAGGGTTAGAGGCTGGCCGTGACCCAGATACTGATCTTGCGCTTCGCTCACTTGCTGTAGCAGCACCGCAGGCTGCGCTAGATGTCGGCGCACAGGCACTAATTCTTAAGTCATTCGTAAATGTAGCGAAAGCCAAGCCAGCGACTGACGGCAGTATTTTAGGAAACCTTGCGAAGACAATCGCGAAAGGCACAGCGAAGGGCGCAGCTACAGAAGGGCTTACCGAGGCCACTCAAGAGGGCATATCTGTTCTCAACCGAATCAATATGGACTCTAGCTACACAGCGCAAGAGGCTCAGCTTCGTATCGCTCAGGGCGCGTTTATGGGCCTTGTGTCCGGCGGCGTTATGGGCGGCGGCAGTTCGACCTTGGGCGGCGGCATCCAAGCTGGTCGGCAGGTCATGGACAAGGCCAAAGAGTATTTGCAGCAGGGACAAGAGCAGCAGGCTGACGCTGCAATGAACAACGAGTCTTACGGCACGCAAGACGGTTATACAACCCCCGAATCAAATGCCGACGTGTCTGCCCAGCTTAACGCGATGTTTGACCCTGCCTATGGCAAGACAGCTACTTGGGTAGCGGGTGAGGCCGATGAAGCAACTCGTGCCTCGATGCCTGAAGACAACAAGGTTTATCAGGTAGATATAGGTGGCAAACGGGCTTTCGCAGCGCACATCCCCGGACGGGGGACCATCTATGGTCGCAAAGAAACAGTCCAAGCGATTGTTGCCGAAGGCGCAAGCGATGAGTCACTACAGATTGCACTTGACTACAGCGCCGTAAAGCAGGGTAACGAAGATATCGTTGTCCAAGTACAAGATGCTAACGGCAATGTGGTGTGGGAAGAGGCCACTACTGCGGACGGTAAAGCAGCTGCTCTGGTTGCAGCGGGCGGTATTGCCAAAGATGCAGGCACCATACGCACAGTATCGCTCAAAGACGCACTAGCAGAGCGGAAGGCAAAGTACGAAGCAGAGCGCGGCCCAACAGTGCGCTCTTTGGACGACGAGTCACCTACTCAAGGCGAGTTTGAGCCTGAGGTAATCGAGACGCAGCAGTTCGAGCCACGAAACACGTCTAGGGATGACGAAGGTGGGTTCGAGAACACTGCTGAAGTGAGACAGGCGTTTACCGAAGCGTTCCAAGACGAGATGGATATCGACTTTGACCTGCCTTTCTATAACAACATGAGCGAGTCGTTCATGAAGCGGGCAGTGGCGCTTAAGAATCAAAACCCCACAGAATTTGTGTCTATTCGGGTAAACCCCGATCTGACTTATAAGTTGGACCTACAGTCTACGCCTGAGACTGAGAACATCAGGATTGTTGACTACCGCACAAGACAGACTGAGGAAGTCGATGTAGCGGGCGAATCCGTAGAGATGCCTGCCATCGAGCGTAACGTCCCTATCTCTAAATTCTTGCGCGACACAATTCAGCAGGCGCGGAAGAGTAAGTTTGCTGATCAAGGCGCTGTCTTGGTTACTCCAGAAGGTGAGTCAATACCAGTAAACATGACGGACCTGACTAACGCAGGTAAGCGCCTAGCTGAGTCTCGCGATAGGGGTGACTTCCAACAAGGTGGCCCGACGCAAGCAGCGTTACGCGGACTGACTGCCATGCTGTCTGAGCTTGCAGCTCGCGGTTACGACGTGCAAATCGATGGTGCTTCGGCACTTCAAAACCAAAACGCCCTACGTCGATCGAACATCGTAGTCGACACCACTGGTGGTAATGAGATTACTGCTAGGAGCCTATTTGTAAAAGGCAGAGCCGAAACAAGGCCAAGCCCACGTCGTCGAGAAACAGATACTAGACCGCCGTTTAGCAACGAAAACGAATTCTACGCTGGTTTCGAAGTCCGAGACGATCAAGGCCAGACTTTAGAGACGCTAGATACTTTCGAAGAGGCTAAGCAGGCTCGCGACCGAATCAGAAATGAGCTACCCCAAGACCAGAAAGACGCGGATCTTGAGATTGTTCCCATAGAGAACCGAAGCTTCATTGAGCGGGGTGCTGAGAGTGGCTTGGGCGGCGAAACTGAGGTCATGGCCGAGCAGTCCGTTAGGGGGGAAGACCCCGGTGATATGGTCCCTCTTACGAGGCTAAACCTTCAGGATGACCCTCAATACCAGAGCCGTCGCCGTGGGG